TTATACCATTCCCATCATCGTAGTAAATTGGGAAGTCTATGTTTAGCCCGTTCATCATACGCTTATGAATTTACTTTTGCAGCTTCAACGTCAACAACCTTAGTCATGTTGTCAACAATTTCATTGCTTCGGTTGGTTGCAATGTTATGCGCCTTGTCTGCCGTGTCTTGGATAAGTTGTGAACCACGTTCAACCAACGAGCCCCTTTCAGCCAAAATCCTTTGAACCTCATCGGGTGCGGCATCGGGACACCTTTCGACAACTGTTTGTGTTGACAAGTAAGGTGCTTCCATTGCCAAGTTGGTAATCTTAGTGTTGTTCGTTTCCAAAGACCAAGGTATAATCCTAGCCTTAACTCGCAAACTCGAATACTTTTGCGTGTTGTTGCCCTCTAGGTCAAGGCCAGCAAGGTGTAACCTAAACATTTGACTAGCAAAAGGTTGCCAATCGAGAGCGGATTGGGTGGCTAATGAGTAGTCATTTGACATAGCCAAAGCGATACCATTACCACCACTATTGCTTGTTGTGATATCTTTTGGTGTAATGAAAGATGTTGAACTGAACAAGGAAATCTTTTCCTCTAGCGTTTTTAAGTACCCATCCATAGTTTGAGGCTCAGGGAACTCCAACACCTTTGCATCTTGCTTGCCGCCAGTCGAATCACTTGAAAGGTTGACAATCAAGGTGGAACTGTCACGCTTAAAGCTATCCCTATCCATTTCACCGATAAACACCAATGCGAAAGTACCAAAACGCTTCAAAGCAATTGCTTGAATGTTCGCCATCAACTCCCACATTTCAATGCTACTTTCGGCATATTCCCAAGCAGGTTTACCACGCTTGTGCAGCAATGGGCAGATAGGATAACCATGTACTTCTTCGCTAATGTTCCAACCATTTTCGGTGTGTACGCACCTATAATGCTTTTTGGCATCATAGGCATCAACAATTATCTCATTGTCAATTTGGTACACCAAAGACCTAGCAATTTCAATCCCATACTCGTTGTAATTGGGAACGATTTGGTAGCCATCCTCGTAGGAATAGTTGGTAACTTGGTATTCATTGCCATCAAAGGAAAACAAGACACCACAGTTGCCAACTTTCTTACAAGTACTGATAGCTTCGTACTTATCCCATTCTCTATCCCTCCATGCCCATTCTTGCTTTGCCTTGCTAAACAAGTCCAACTCGCCCTTATCGGGAGTTTCATTGCACAAGGAAAAGTCCAATGGATTGGCGGTAAGGTTGCGCACATGGGCGGCATGAATCAGCTTTTGGAAAGAGGCGGTTTGGGTGAGTTCCATCATATTTGATGGCAATGCTATGCCATCAATGACGATTTTGATGTGAGGAATAGCTTGATTCAAGATAATGTGGTGCAAATCGGGATTGTACTCGGTCAAGTACAGGTCTTGCGAAATTGGATTTAACTTCAAGTTCGCAAAACCCGTTTCCATCATCGTGTTGTTCAATATCTCGGTTCTTTCATACCCATGACCACCTAACTTACCTCCACGGGTAAAAGGCTTCATAAGGATAAACCTAGTAGGGTCTTCAAGATACCACTTTATGTTGTGCTGCTCTATCATTTTACTAAATCATGCTTAATACTTCCAAAATTTCATCAGCGTTCCTAATCCGCTTTCTTGTCCTTATCCCATCGCCAATTTGATTGGGCATATCTGCACCAAGAAAAGACAACATATCGTTATCCTCCATGCGTTTTTTCGACATACCTGCATCATCACGCAATATGCGGTAGCAATCATAACAAGTGCCTCCGCATAGCATGATGATGTTATCGGTAAGGTCGGGCGACATTCCTTTCAAGAACGTCTTTTGCTTTTCTTTCTCCAACACAACCAAACGGCCATTAGGTGTGCGGTGGAATTGGAAAATAACGCTCTCAAATTTCAAATGCCGCAATATAGTAGTCGCACCAATCCGTTTCATGTTTTGGTGCGTGTAGCGCATATTGGCAAGACGAGGTTCGTAATGTATCAGCCCAGCAGTAATCATTTCCATTGCCAAGTGAGCTGATTCGTCTTTGAAAGCCGTGTATAACGTCTTGCCTCTTTGTGACGGTTGGGAAGCACCCGAAAAGTAGATTTGTCGTGGGTAACAATCACGCAAAAAGCCGAAACCTTGAACATCAAGAATCATTGAGTTCTTTTCAACCAAATCATGCTTGTCACGAAACTGGTTTATGCGTATAACAGCCTCACGCGGGGTGTTCTTTTCGCAAAAATCAATGTCACGGCAAATCCAACCAAAACCAGACCACAATTCCCAATATTTCATCACCAAGTTATCAAAACCAGTAGTAGCCATGTCAACAGTCATTAACCGCCTCATTAGTTCGCTTGTTTGCGGAATATCAATAGGTCTGAACATACGTTCAATGTCGGTTGTTGTCAATTGTACGTTTGACAACTCGTCAATATCCGTTTGTTCATCGGTTAACGAATAGTTCCAATTGGCGGCATACGATGATTTTGCGGTAGATGAATTTGCTGCAAGACCACGATAGGATTTGTTCTTGGAAAGCATCTTCTTGTTATCCCTTACGTCAAACGTGTAGAATACCATAGACAAGATGAAATCCTCATACGACATATCGGGGTCAACGGCAATCAAAGCGTCAATGTGTTCCTTGCATTTTTCGTACACTTCACGCTTTGTCCTACCAAAATAAGCCTTGTCGGTGCTACCCTCAACCATGTGGAAAAACATTACCACACCATCCATAGACTTGTCAACGCTTCCATCATCGTTAATCCAACCTCCTCCGTGTTCGCCCTTGCCGCACAACTTGCGCAAGAAACATTCACGTTCAGGGTTTTGGGCAAGGAAAATTTGAGCCTTGCCCGAACTATCAGAACGAAGACGAGGAAAAAACGCAGTAATTGTGCGCCATTCAAACTTGTTGCACTCATCAAAAATCAACTTTTTCGCTTGCAGACCCTTTGCGATTTTATCAATCACAATCGGGTTCTCATTGTCAAGCTGTTGAAACTTGATTTCACTGCCGTTGTACAATTTCATGCCCATGTCGGTTTGGTTGCGGATAATCTCACCAATCGGGTCATGCGGTTGTTTCTTGACACTTCGGTCAATCAACGGGTACATCTTTTTCAACGTGTCATTTACCTTGCCAGCACCCCAAAAATCGCTCACGTTACGCATAAAGCAAACGATTTTGGCATTGTCATTCATGGCAAGGTACTCTATGGGTGCATAGTATAAGGCATAGCTTTTGCCGCCACCAGTATTGCCAGTAAAGCAAACGATGTCGGCATTAGAACGGATGGCAAACTTTTGATTGCCATCCTCTAGTGGTGATAACACTATGTCTTTTTTCTT